CGAAAGCGCCGACAGCCCTAGAAACGCGATTATAAATTTTAATTTTTTTCGATTCATCTTGACGAAAACGGCTAAAAGCCTCATCCATCGTGACCTTATGATCTTCAGTTTTCATCATCGCCCCTTTATCACTTTTTTCCTGCAATCCTTCAATCGCATCGGTATTTTCTTCCGATAAATTTTCTTCGTCTTTCCCGGCTTTCGCTGGCATTGGCATAGGACATTCTTCATCCGTAGCGCCGCCGCCTTTAATTTGCGCTAGGATCGCTTCTACTTGCGAAATGAGAGAAGCCAAATCTGGATTACCGCTTTGTTCGCCGCCTTCTTCCGTCATTTCCGGCGGATTTGCTAGAGGTTCTTCGCCTGTAGCGCTTTCCTCTGGTTGTGCTGGACTGGCCGGAAGATCGGTGGAGTTGTCTTCTTCAGAAAGAGACGGGTCAGTACCGGGATCTGTGCCAGGATCAAGATCTTCGTGTGCGGGCTCAGTTTCTTCTTGACCGAAAAATGCTGTCAGTGCTTGAGTAAGCTGCGGCAAAATGGCTAAAATTTGCGCCGCCGGATTTTCAGCATCAAGAGCTTGCTCTCCATCTTTCAAGCCTGAATCTTTAGCGTCTTTTGCCATCCTAGCTAACTCCGACGTTTTCTTTTTCAGAAAAATAGCTTTGTTATACGGAACTGGTTTTTTCATTTCAATGCCCTTATGTGAAATTTTATCAAAGTTTAAATGGTCGAAACATAGGCCATCCAAAACTCTAGCGCCCGGTATACGTCCTTCTTTTACAAGAGCAAGATGATTACCCCGAATATGATCTTGAACTACTTCGTATTCCTGATCATTCCAGACGCCCGGTTCCAACTTATATTTACATCCAAATCCCAATGAAAGATCGTCTTTAATTTGTGCTAAGACTTTGTCTTTCATTCCGCGAGAAAAAACTTTTATATCTCCCCGCATCCAGGGTTTTTCATAATAAACGTTATTCGTCAAAATTCCAGAAACTCCCTTTTCATCCGGGTCCATATTGATACTGTCGTCTTCAAAACCTGACAGCATTGTATGGTCGTCTACTAGGGGAATGTCTCGAAATGATTCTATAGCGAGGGGGTCGTTTACAGCGTATTCAGGACGAAATACTTTAACGATTCTGTTGGGATCTCCCTCTAAACCTATCTGCCCGGCGCTATACTCAAAGACTCCAAAAGTTGAGATAGGACACCCCCGAACGATAAGGAACCCGTTAGCGTCCGTCTCTCTAGCCGATTGTGGCATTGTCAGTGCTCCATGAATATAATTGCTATGATTATATCCCGGCAACATTGATTCATCAATATATCTTAAGTATTAATAATATAGCCGCGAGTTTAGTCGGGATTACCGCGAAGATTAAGGCAAATTTTACGTGATGTGATAAAACTAAAGTTCTGTAAGTTACTGTTTTATAATACTATGATTTTCTATATGTACTTACTTTACCATGTATAACGGATAATATTAGAATATAAAAAAATAATAGGTTGTTCACTATCGAAATCTCTATAAAAAGATTAAATATTGATTTTCTGCCGATTACGTGGGAACGAAGTCGATTTCCCTATATAAATCAGTTACCTATCGTTCCCACGTAGTGATTTTGCCTCGTGATAATTATCGGCAACACTCCCGAATTTTTGTAAGGACGTCACGTAGCGCGGCTAAAATGACCGGTAAGTCCTTTGCGTCCTTAGCCTTACGTTGTACTGAGTACGCAATCGCGGCGGCTTGTTTAGGATCTTTGCCCGCTCCAATTTCCTTGCCTATATTTTTTCCTAAAGTCTTTTCTGATTTACCTTGAATTAATGGCATTTATGTTTTCTCCTATCTAATAACAGGAATTCTGCGGCAGCGGCAGTTAATCGCCCATCCTGGCGGACCTTGATCTGCTTTCGGCCCTTGCCACAATCTAGGATCGTCTAATTTAAAAATTTGATTATTTTTTGCAACATGAGAAGGGCGAGGAACTTTACCAGCATGAGAATGAAGCCAACGAAATTCATCAACGCCATTTTCTTTCATTCTTTCATCACTTAAAGAACTGTACAATTTACTAGTTTGATCGCGAGTTATTAATTGAATTCTTTTTTTATAAAATCCTCCTACAGATTTTAAAGTGTTTTCTATTCCAGTCATTCCCTGTTCTTCTGGATTTGGAGACGTTAAAGATAACATTACAGAGTTATAAATTTTTTCGTGAATATCTTCGGAAATATTAGTAATTAATGTGTGATTAAAATCAGTTGCCGCGCCAAGAGTATTCATTACAGATGAATTATATTCTGCTTTTGGCAATTTCAAACCGGCAGTTTTTAAACTGTATAATGTTGCTGTCGTTGCTGAAGAATCTACTTTCGAAATAAATTCTTTAGAAGTTTGCGCGGCGAATCCATTAAAAACTTTACTCCATTTATTATTTAATTCTTTAAGTAAACGATCAAATAAAGAACTTACAGAAACGTCCATCCCATAAAATTTTCGGATTCTTGGATCTGAAAAAATATGATGTAATTCATGTTTATAATCAGAAATCATAGCTTCAGTAATCATTTCTATCTGATAGTCATACCAGGAAATAATTGCTCTAGATGGAATTATCGGTTTTCCTTCTCCAACGGGATCAGGCTCTTTTCTACTTTTTATTTTAGAAGCCATGATTGATTATCCTAAAATCGGTGAATTATTTGTTTCTTCTTCAATATTTTTTTCACATAACGGAGTATTACAATTCCCTGACGCGAATTTTTTAAAGTTAGGAACAGATAAAGTTTTTAATCCGCCAAATCCTTTCCAATTTCTACCGAACGATTGAGCATATGCGTCTTGAGCTTCTTTGGCATTATTAAATCCCAGCATACATTTATGTTCGTCGAAATTTCCCTCTGCATCGTACTGATCTACTACAAAAACTCTTTTAGATTGTAAGTTTCTCCCAACAAAACAGTCAAGTTCGTCACCATCTGCGCCTTTTGTTCCATCTATAAAACCGTAATGATGCGGCATCTTTGTTGCCCATTCAGTCCCGTCCGCGTCTTCGCCTTTTCTAATCGAATCGCGAGGATTTTCGATATAACAGATCATGCCGTTGATTTTCATTCGATGCAATTTGTCTCGTGGGGTCTCCTCTATGACGGAGTTAATGCCTGACACTGCGGGCTTTATCCCTGTCACTGACGGCCTTACGGTGCGGCCTTGACCAATTATGTCGGGATTTATATCCTGGCCTTCTGGGACCATTGCGGCATCAATTTGACGCAGATAATCGCCTAACTGTTTGATTAGTTCAGGATTTAAACTAGACTTCCGTTGTCCATTAATATTTGAATTCTGAGAATCTTTGGGGGCGATTGCCGCCGATTTTTCTACTGTTGGCGTCTGATCCGGTTGAGGTTCTTGAGGATTAGTGGCCTTTGAAATCGCGGCCTGCCCTTTTTCCTGTTCGGCCCCGGCTTTCTGTAGCGCGGCAATATTTTCAGGGGTCATACCAGCAACCGGGTTGGATTCGTTAGTAGAATTATCTTCAAGCTGATTGTATCCGCTGAATTTATCATTTTGCAGGCGTTTAAATTCGTCGTCAGGAGAAATAACTCCAAGTTCAACATAAATCTGCCCAGTCTGCGCTTTTTGCAAATTAAGGGTTGCGCGTTGAACGGCAGTTAAGGAATCGACAGGTTGCCAAACTACAGTTAAACCATAATCCAGACCCATCGATTTAGCCATTAGCATATAGTGATGATCTAGCATTAATTGATACGGTCCGCTTTGAATAGATTCTAATTCTTCATGATAAGAAACGATTTCGAATTCACCGGTAGCATTAAATCCTTTTGGAGAAGTTCCTAATAATTTAGTAGCCGGAACTTTCGCAATCGCCGCGACAAGTTGATATTGATTCATTATTACAGCGTCAAGATCAGAAAGATTAGTATCAATCTGTTCCATCGTTTCGCCTTCGCCAACAACTTTTACAGAATTATTATCCCGATAAAAAACCCATTTGGCTAATTTTTTTAGAAAGTCAGCTTCGTTTGCTATGACAGCTTCCATATCTGTATGAAAAATTGTCATACGTTTATTCATGGTAAGCAAAGGCGCTTCGTTCGCCGTTCTTTCAGCGGCATAACAACGTTCATAAATAACTTGAACTAAAGAGACTCCGCCGAAAATATAAGTCGGTTTTAATATATCCGCAACTTCATCACCAATCGCAATAGCAA